CAATCACAAAACGTTTAGAAAGGTTTGCATCATTGTATCTATTCTTCAATTGCTTCACAAGTATCTGTCCCAAGGATTCGAGTTCTTCAGTTGAAATAAGGGCAAACATAAGATCAGCAGTAGCAGGGAGACCAAAGGACTCACTAGTGTCAGTAAGCTCAACATCACTGCTACCATAACCAGAACGAGTGGTCTGCGTGGCAGAAACGATAGGGACGTTTGCTTCACAAGCCAATCCTCTAAGCTCTTCAGCAATTGCTTTAATATATGAATATGAATTGACATTGCTGTTTCCGCGATACCTGCTGGAAGCACATATATTAAGGTAATCAATGAAAATAATATCAGGTCTAAATGATTTCTTAAGTGCAAGTTCATTAAGAAGTGCTGTAAAGTGACCACTATGAGCACTCGCAGTTGGATACTCTTTAATTATAAGAGTGCCTTGAGTCTTATCTGAAAGTTTTGTTACCTTACTCTCAAACATTTGTTTAGGCAGATCTGTTATCTCCTGAATAGGTACATTGAGTAAGTTAGCATCAATTCGCTCCGCAATTTTCTCCTCAGCCATTTCAAGCGTGATGTATAATACGTTTTTCCCTCCCAAGAGTGCGGAAGCTGCCATATGGCACATAAACAAACTTTTGCCGACACCAGTGCCAGCGAGAGCAATGTTAAGCGTTTTATTCGGGAGACCACCCTTCGTAATTTTGTTGAAATACTCAAGGTCGAATTCGATCTTGTCTTCTTTTCGGTGGTAAGATTCATATCTTGCTTCGTAATCAAGTAAGTAATCATGTCCAACATGAGAGTCAAAAGAGACTGCTAGTGCATCTGAAAGAATACTAGGAATAGCATCTCGATCTTTATCTTTATCTTTCCCATCTGCTAGGGCAATGGATTCCATGAGTGCCAAATAGATAGCACGATCGCGACACCACTTCTCAGTAGTATCAAGTAACCAACTATAGTCTGTGGGAACATCCTCAAGATAACTAATCAGTTTAGTAATCTCTTGAAATGAAGTATCATTAATATCTTGACGCTTTTCTACCTCAATACAAAGGACTTCCTTTGTTGCAGGTTGATTATACTCATTTACAAAATTAAGGATTTCTTCAAATACAATCTTCTGTTGAGAATCCTCAAAGTAATCTGCCTTAATAAAAGGAACCACTTTACGGAGATATTCTTCATTATAAAGAAGATTACGAAGAACTAGGATTTCAACTTTGTCCATGTGGAATGTCAAATACGAAGGTTATACGTGTTTCATCACCGATGTTAACGGTTCCATGAGGTAGTTTGTTATTGAACCAAAGAAGAGTTCCTGGTTCAACAATGACAGTTTCTTTGCCACAGAAATATTGATACCTTCCAAGTATTGAAAGGTGATATCTGTTTCTGCTCAGATAGTATGTTCCTTCATCAATATGTGCTCCAACCATACCATCTACAGGAAGTGAAAGAAAACCGCATCTGTGAATATCTGCATTCTTAAAGTGCTTGCGTATGATCTTTCTAATCTCACTGTGATGAGCGTAGGCAGGGGTTTTGATGTTAATCTCAGAGTCCCCAACAAAGTCTTCCTTGTTACGGACCCCACCTATTATAAGTTGAAGTGCGCTAACTGGCAAGTCAGCAAACCCTCTGTCAACAAGAGACTGGGACCTCTCCAGATTTTTCTGGTGGTCCCAGTCTCCTGGATACTTTTTAAGTTGCTCAACTACTTTGTTGACGTTTATTTTTGTCTTTAATATTTTTAGATTTTTCAAGGTGCTTGTCACTTTCAAGATCAGTAATAAGGGTCATTCCAGAATTAATAAATTCTTTACCTTTGTCTACACTATGTCGTGTATTACGTTCCATAACTAAATTCATCCTTTGCAATAGCATCAAGTTTTTCCATAACCTCTGGGGTGAAGTATGCTTCTGGATCTTTGTAGATTGCTTTGGCATAGACTTTCTTACCGTCTATCTCATAACGACCTGCAACATTTTTCCAGAGACCTCCCAGTTCACCCAACTCAAGTAAACCATAATATCGATCAAGACCACGCTCATCGTAATAGAGACGCACCGTAACATCTTTATTCTCCTTACTTAAACGCGACTTGTGAGTCTTAGCTTTGATAAGGTTGCCGATAACAGTCGTTCCATCCTTTTCTTTTTTCTTTGTGAGATAAATGATCGTACTGGCGGCATACTTGAGGCCACTGCCTCCTCCCATTTCTTTAGTTGGTACGTAAGCTCCGATGACATCGTATGTGTGATTTGTGACAATGAGCGGAACATTTGCTTGTCCTAGTTTGAGTGTGAGCATACGAAACGCACCTTTGACCAATTGGGATTTGGTCATGTCACGAACTTGTTTGTCGTTCAGTGCGTCGGTGATTTCTTTCTCTGTAGAAAGCATCCCCAAAGAGTCTAGCACAAACATGCAGGGTTTGCGCTCATCTTCAGGTTTTTTTAAGTATATATCTACTGCCTGCAGTGCCTTCTGTCTAAACTGTTCGATTGTAACAACATTGATAACAACCAATCGTTCTAAGTCAATGCCGCGACTTTTAAGAAGAGATTTATTAACTGCTGCTTCAGTGTCAAAGTACAAACAGTAACTACCAGGATTACTATCCAGAAAATTCTTAACCACAGCGAGACTAAAGAAAGTCTTGCCAGTAGAAGACTCCCCAGCAATGGCAGTAATCTTATTCCCAGATACGCCACCAAATATGCTACCTGAACAAAGTCCGTTAAAGATGTAAGAACCCGTGTCCACGAAAGTTTCTGTGTCGTTGATGTCTGATGCGAGTTGGGTATAGTCATCTCCAATCTCTTTTACAATTTCTTTTAAAAAATCCATAAGTCATTCAAAAATATAATGTGGGTTTTGAGATTTAAATATCTCTACCTGAAGTTCAGTTTTAAAGAACTTAAAGAGTGTCGTATTTGAATGTTCTTTAAGTTGATATTTTACTTTAATCATTAAATAACAATTCCAAATTCTTCGCGTGCTACTTTTTTATAGGTATCAGGATTAGTTTGCCTAATTTTTTTGATCGTATCGATCTTTTGATAGAGAGCAGCATCTCCACCAAGTCTCAATGCACTTACAATTGTAGCAAGTTCTTTGTCGTTAATAGGTAGGTCCATTAGGAGAAAAATAATTCCAGGTTTACAGTTTTTTCGACATTCCAACCGATAGCATCAAGAATTGCTTTCAGTGGTTCGACAAAGGACTTCTCAAATTGTAAGTCATAATCAACGTACTTGTCAAGGTTAAGTTCTTTGGGAAACTCCTGAATAAAAGATATTACATTCTCATGCAAAATGTTTGGTTTTTTCAAATAACAAAATTTAATCTTCTCGCCATTTTTAATCAGAGAGTATTTGTTACTCAATTCATTTTTAATAATATAATGATTAAACAACAATGCACCACGCACATGTATTGGTGTGCCTTTCGTATAGATGTTAGAGTGTGATTTGTACTTTATCACATCAGATACTGAACGTGGAAATGAAATCTGTTCAGGTGGCAAACTCTTAAACTCTGCTCTAGACTTATCAATAAAGTCAATGACATCTTCTTCTGTTCCAGTCATAAGGATATTAAATGCCTCCTTGAGCATCTTACGACAGGGAGCAGGAGTAGATGATTTAACAGACTCAATACCCATTACTTTAAGTTTAGGATCCTCATAGCGGACACCCTCACTATCCCACACGTTAAGAATATATCTTTTCTTTGCAGTCCAGATACCACGGTCAGCAATATTCTCACGCTTCATTTGCATTTTCTGGTCATACGCCGATACGTAGTTCGCCAGATTCTGGTAGCACTGATCGATGTACGGTTCAAACTTATCTTCACAGATTTTGTCAAGTAATCCCACAACCGCAACCTTGTCGCCAGACTTAGCAGCAAAAAATTTATCAACAAGAGGTCCAAGGTTAAGATAAATTGAATCTGTGTCAGATGCAATTACGTAGTCCTCATCAGTTGTTTGCAACAGTTTATTTAGATACTGGTTCATCTTACGCTCAATCCAACGGATAGAGACTTGACCAGAAAGCGTAATCGCCTCCGCATTGGCCAGTTTATAGTACCTAAAATACTGATTACCGATAGCACCATAAGCAGAGTTGAGTGAGATCTTCTTAGCCATCTGGATATTGTTGCACCGTGCAATCTCTTTCTCCAGTGCCTTAGTAGGAGTTTTTTCATATTGCTGCTTTGCCTGAAGCATTCGCTTCTTAAAGATTACACGATCGCCATACATTTTCTCCATGAGTTCTGGCAGAAACCCACGTACATCTTTGCGGTACATTGCGCCATTGGCACACACCGCATTATCTTTATACAACTCAAAACTTATTTCTTCATTAAGTATTTTATCCACTGTTGCTGTGGGATGACGTTCTTCCAATAATGTTTCTGGGGAAATATTGTACTGCATAATGAGATGAGGGTATAGACTGTTAAGGTCAAAACTGACAACCCAATCATACTTTCCCGGAATCGGTTCCTTGACATATGCACCTGCATACTTTTCGTTTTTATCAGATCTAATCTTAGGCGGAATAACAATGTCCCGCTTCTTTAGATAGTTATAGATAATGGTATCCCACATACGAACTTGATAAAACACATCTGCATAATTAACTTTGGCGTCATATGCCATAGTCAATGCAAGTTCGATTAGTTTCATCTTGTCTTCCAGACGGTCAACAAGTTCTACGTCAACGATGTTATACTCAATAAACTTCTGCCATCCCTTAGTATAAAAGTCTTTAAAGGTATCGAACTCACTATGATCTAGTTTCTTTTGTCCTAGTTCTACCTCAGCAATATAATCCAATCGATAGGATTCTTGTGCCTTGTATGTAAATTTCTTATACAAATCAAGATAATCAAGTTGAGTCAATCCACCTACATCAAAGGTGACATGTTCCCGACCCTGAATAAAAATCTTTCCTTCAGTCACAAGTCCCCAGTTAGAGAAACGTTTCATTAGTTTCTCACCTAGGACACGATTAAGTCTCTTACAGATATATGGAATATCAAACAGTTGGATATTCCAACCAGTTACAACATCAGGAACATCCTGCATCCAGTAATTAATAAAATCACCAAGTAACTGTTGCTCTGTTGGACAGTGGCGATAAGTGACATTCTTTTGCTTGTTTACAAAAGGTTTTACACCCCAAGTAATAATCTTCTTAGTGGTGTAGTCCTGAATAGT